TTTTGACAAAATTTTCAAAGAGTTAGCCGATTATCTTAAACCGGCTAACTTTATTTTATCTTGTGCCTCTACGTCCGCCTCTTGTGCGTGGACCGCCGCTTCCGGGCAATGGTGCTGCTGCTGGTGCTGCTGCTCCTTGTTGATTTACAGGACGGAATATTTTATTTCCTTGTGCGTCAACATCTCTAACATGTGGTTGTCCAGCAATAGTGACCTGTTCACCCGGTTCCCAATAGTTAACATTTTGCATTGCTGCTGCCATACTTGGATAATTTGCATTAGCAGCGCCTTGTGCTCTTGGCTGTGCTGTTGCCGGATCACCATCTACTGCTGCTGCATCATCAGCTGCATCTTGTGCTGCTGCACCCTGTCTTATTCTATCCAATATACCTGGTAGTGCAGCTTGGTTACCATAGAAACCATATTCTCTTGCCTTACCTGTTAGCCACGTTTCTTCTTCTTGTGTTCTTGCGCCTTTACCCATCAGTGCTGAAATAGCATCTGCATCGTTAGCATACACTTGTCCGCCTACTTGAACTGATCTTTCAAACTGACCTTGTCCTGCTGTTCTTGCAGTAGGTGCAGGTGCGGCACCTTGTTGTCCTTGAGCAGGTGCTGCCGGTGCATCTCCTGCTGCTTGTGGACTATTTGGATCTCTTGTTGCTGCTGCATCTGCATCCATTCTATTGTCAATTGCTGCTGTGCTGTTAGCCATTGCTGCCCTGTGTGCTTCTTTGGTTTCAGGACCAACAACACCATCTGCTTCCAATCCTGCTGCTGTTTGGAAATCTCTGACTGCCTGTGTAAGAGCATTTGCATCTGCTGCTGTTGCCGCTTCTGCTAATTGTTTTATTCTATAAATCTCTTGTTTTGCTTCTAGTATTTTTGCTTTTTTGAAAAGACTTTCACCCATCTGCATTTGAGCATTTGCTAACATTGTTTTCAACTGATCCAACTCCTGTCTGTATTGCTGTGCTTTAGGATGATTAGGATTTTGTTGTAGTAGAACTTCAAAATCTCTAATTGTTTTTTCAATGTATTTGTAGGCACCGGAAACACCTGTTTTGATTAAATTACCTAATTCCTCGCCTGCTTCTTCTAAATTAAAATTATCTGCCTCTCTGTAGCCCATTACTTCTGCGACCTTTGCGTCGATGCGTTCTATGAACTTTTGTGCTGGCCTTACAAAACGTTCTCCGTATTCTTTTTCTACCATAGTAAGTACGGCAGTTGGACCTTTTGGAAACTGGCCAGTTTCTCTATCAAAATATGAAAGTATAAATTCGCCTAGTGGTATTTTTGACTCTTCTTCTTCATCGTCGTCGTTGTTTGCTGCGGCTGCGGCTGCCATACGTGCAAGTTTAACATCTTCCCAATCGTTTTTGCCGTCGCCGTTGCGATCAATTCTTTTGCCTGAATTTGCTTCATCTAGTTTATCAGCAAATTGGCCCATTAAACTATCAATAGCTCTATCAATTGCTTCACTGTATCCTGGTTGTCCTGTTAGTCTTGCTAAGTCTGCTGCACTGTAATTTTGTGCAGGATCAATGCCTCTAGTTGCGCCTGGTGTTGTAGGACTTGCACCAATTTGTACTGGTTCTCTAATTCTAAGGACTGTACCGGCATTAACATTGCCTTTAGAATCAACTACTGATCTGTTATCAATCATAATCTGATCAACTGTTGTTTCTATGCCTTCGTCGTTCATACTTTGCACAATAGCTGTTAATGTATCGCCTGGTTGTACCTCATATTCAACATAGTCTTTTGCCTGCTCTGAAATAATATCTTCGAAATGCAATTCTTTTGTTTTTGTAGTTTCGCTTACTAGGTTGTAAATGTAAGGAAATACATCTTTTAGTTCTTCATTAAACTGTTTTACAGTCAATTGGTCAATCCAGTTTTCTGCAACTTCACTTGGAACTTCTGTTTCTTCAATTGGCACATACTGTTCAAACGCTTCGGCGTAATATGATGGCTTTTGAAGATTTTGGATTTCTTTTTTGACTGCTACCATTCTTTCATTTACTGTGCCCATGTGCTCAGCTAGACTTTCTGCCATTACACTACTGCGACCCATGTAAGTTTTGAACTTGCGGAGATTAGATAGTTCTTCACTTAGTCCTGTAATGTATTTGCCAAAATCATCAAATGGATGACCACCTTCGCTAATATGTAATGCTAATGCTCTAGCACCACTTAGATGTTTATATGGATACTTGAATCTTTCACCGTCTGTATTTTCAATGAAAATAGCACCAATTTTTGAAGTACGACTTCCGCCTTCTTCTATAGCACCTGTGTGCTTGATTGATAGTTTTGCACCACCAATCTTTTGGAAACTTGTTTTTGCGTTTCCATACATTCTTGATTCAGCCATTGTTTGTTCTCCGCTACGATTACTAGCTAAAAATTTATAATCTCTTTTTGTTAGGTTAGATCTGTTAATATCTCTTACTTCAAAATTTAGCAATCTTTTCTTTGTAAATGTTCTTAGATTTTTTAGGAACCCATACCAATCTGTCTTAATAGATCCAAATTCGTTTTCAACGAAATTTTTGCTGTACATTACAACAATGCCATCGCTCTCATCTAAACTAACACTAACTTTACCTAATTTTCTTCCATTTGATTGAAAGTCAAAATCGTAAAATCTTGCTGCTTTTGGTTCGTTGGTAATATTACCTTCGGAATCACCGAGTTCAACACTTGGAAAGCGTCCACGTATTTCGTTGAATAATTGTTCAGCTATTGTATCTAAGTTTTTCATAGTAAAGTATTTATCAATAATTGCTGCTTATGAAGATCGGCATGGGCATTTCATAATCATCGTCATGTTCTATTTGTGCAAACGTATCATAAACCGTAGGATCCCAGTCTTTCATTACAGTCATCATTCTTAATAACAAAATAGTAGCACTTACTAAATCATCACTGTGTCCTGGTTTTGCTTGGAAACTACTACCAGTAGCAATAAATGATTTAAGCTCACTAACTAATGTTTTGCTTTTTACAACTAATTTGTCATTTTCTATCATTGTTTTTAATCTAGCACAAGCAGTTGTTTTTGAACTGTGTGTTGTATTAAAGCCTTTGCGGAACTTTCTAACGTGTCCTTTGCGTATAGGTTCACTGATAAACAAACCTGGAATATTTTCTTCTCCAAAGTCTTGTATTACTAATAATGCAGCTTCACCTATGCCGTTGTTTTCTACGCTCCAGTATATATTTGATTGCTGTTTTGTTTCTTCCCAAATGTATGTACAAATATCTCTAAGCACACGTATTTGTCCAGGTATAGCAGTAAGATTATGTTGCCATTCTGCTACTTGTTCATAAGTAGGCAATTCAAATACTTGTATAGCAGCATTATCACCTCCTGTGCCCATTGCGGGATCTAACCCTATTACATAGTTAAACTTTGGATCTGGTTTTTTATACCAGCGCACTTGTCCCATGTGCAATAAAGGACTTACACCTTCCATTGTTGCAAGTTTAATACTGTTTATTAGTGTTTCATCAAAGATTAGGAATTCACAGCCGTACTCACGTCTAAACTTTTCTTCACCAATACGACCGATTTCGTCTGCTTTCCATTGTTCATCTCTGTCAGGATGTTCATTCCAATCTGCTCTAAATGCATGAAAGCCGTTTATACCTACATCGTTTTCATTTCCGTATTCATCAAACTTTTGTTCTGCTTGTTTCCAAATAGTAGCAAACGTGTCTTCGTCTGAGTTTGGTGTGCTAGTAATAATAGCTTTACCACCTGTTGCTAGTGTAGGTGAAATTGAAGTCCAAAACTCTTCGGCAATATTAGGTTGTACGAACGCAAACTCGTCACAGTATAACAATGAAATAGATAAACCACGTCCAGTAGTGCCTGTAGTTGTTTGACTAATAATACGTGATCCGTTTTCAAATTCCATACTGCCTTTGTTATAACTTGTCACACCTGCACGTATATGATCGGGGCATAATTCATATACATATCTTATACGTTGCATAATCTCCTGCGCACCTGTATATTTGTGTGCGGCAATAAGAATAGTTTGATCAGGATTAAACATAGCATACCAACACAAATAGATACTTGCACAAGTTGTTTTTCCTGTTTGTCTAGGCATCATATTAATGTTAAATCTATAACTATGATAACTGTACATTAAACGTTCTTGATACTCGTAAGGATCAAATAGAAGTTTTCCTTTTGTAGGATGCTGTATGTGTGCAAAGTGTTTTGCAAAATGCAAATAACCTAAATCAGGATCCATACATAACATAAGATCCTGTATTTGTGCTTCTGTATATGTTTCCTGTTGATTGGCTTTTTTTGTTAATACGCCGTCTAAACTTTTGCTCATATTGTATTTAACCAAAAAAATAGCGCCCTAAGGCGCTATTGAAGTCGGGGGGGATGTATTACATAAATCTAGCTTTTTGCTTGTGTCTTTTTTTGAACTTGCCAATTTTATAACCTTCGGCTGTTTCTTCTTTATCTTTGACTGCTTTCTTCATTGGTTCTTCTGTGTCGCCATCGTTGTCAATGTCAATATAGTCTGGCTTTGCTTTCTTTTCAGCAAGTGCTTGTGTTAGTTTTGATTTTAGCTCTGACTCTAATGATTCTGTGTTCATTGGATTGTCGCCGCCTGCTGTTGCAGGATATGATTTTTTCTTTTTGTGCATATCGTTGCCTTCTGGATATGCTGCGTCAGTTGCATTCATATACTCAGCATCGCCTTCGTGTCCTGGTGCGTTGTTTTCCCATTCGTCTAGTTCTTCTTCTTCTGAACTAATCATACGGATCATATCGCCCATTCCTGGTTCTGATGGTTTACTACCACAACCGCCTGGTGATGGCATTGGGCCGTGTACTTTACCACATATTGGGCAAGGCTTAGGACCAGGATTAATATCATCTGCTCCAACTACTTTAGCACCTGATGCTCCTGCTAGTTGCATCATACGTAATATTTCTGCAACTTCGCTTGCATCAGCACCATTTATACTAATGCTTGCTTCATCAAGTCTTTTCTTTTCTAAGCCTGCATTTTTTAGAATACCTTCCACTAGTGCATTTCCTTTGTTTTCTCTGCTTTGGTTTTGAATTTGTCCAGGCTGTACATTACTAGGAGCATTTGGATTTCCTCTAAGCCTTTGTATTGCTGCAAGTGTTTGAGCTCCAACAATACCATCAACTTGTAGTCCTTGGTTTTGTTGGAATGTTCTTACTGCTTGTGCTGTACGTGGACCAAAAATACCATCTTGTTCGCTTTGTGGCATGTTTAGTGCTGCTTGTAAGCGTCTTACTTCATCACCTCTGCTACCTTGACGTAGATTGCCACTTAATGTAAATTCTGGTTCTGATGATTGTGATGGTTCAGGACCATCGCCTGCGTCTGGATCTTGTGTTGCAGGTGTACCACCAGGTGTTGGTGCAGGACTTTCTCCTGGACTCTCAGGTGGTGTTTCTGCAGGTGGTGTTTCTGCAGGTGGTGTTTCTTCAGGTGGTGTTTCTTCAGGTGGTGTTTCTGCAGGTGGTGTTTCTGCAGGTGGTGTTTCTGCTCTCGGAGGTGGCGCTGTCTGATCGCCTCGTGGATCTGTTGCATCAGGATCTTTTGGTGTACCATCTGGGTTATGTGTTTCACCATAACGTTGGTCCCAAATTCTACGTGCATGGCCACCGTTTGGTCTTGGAGGAACACTGCCTGCTGGACTAGCATTTTGACCCATTGCTTGTCTAACTGCTTGTTGCATTGCTGAAGGAACTTCATACGATTTCAAACGCATTCTATTACCGCCACGAACTACTGATTTATAGTAATAAAAATTTCCATCTTCATTTGGCTCGTTTGCTACAAAATAGTTATAACCATCTGAACCTAAAAAACTAGTGTACCCGTCACGCTGTTCTGATCCTGGTGTTAGTTCAGTTGGAAATGCTTCACCTAATGTTACTTCATTTATTTTCATGATAATACCGCCTTATTGTTTTGAGCATCGCCAATGTCTTTGCTGTCTCCAACAGGCGCTTCACCAACATAATCGGTTTCACGCTCTTTGCGAGCTGTTTCTAATTCTTTCAACAGATCCATAACTCTACCACCGGCTACACTTGATTGTGGATCGCCTTCTGCTTGCCCCATATCTTCTACAGTTAGCTTGGCAACATATTCACCTGATTCTTTTTCTTGCTGATATTGTTCTTGCGGTTCGTTTGGATTTCTAACTATAATATTGCTTTGTGATACATCACAGCATTGTCCGATGTATTCTTGTAATACTTGTACTGTAGTTGGATATGATAATTCAACTTCGTAATATGTTACGTTTGTATTACTCAATTGTGGAAAGTCTAGTGGACGTTCTTGTATAGGTGTACTCTTTCCTGCAGACATTTTAAGTACACCATATTTTTTCAATGATGTTTCCATTCTGTCAGCAAAACCTTCTGGAATTTCTCCAGCGACACCAACTTTGAATTCGTAAGTCTTTTTTGACTCTGTTAAATATTCAGCAAATGTTTTCATAGTTATAGGATCCTGTTTATAGTATTATTTATCTTTATCTAGGCCTTTTAGACGTTCTAACAGACTGTTTCTATCTGTTACAACATAACCTTCCCCGTCTACTATACCAGATGGATTGCCGCTATCTTTGTCTAATTTTTCTTTTTTCAATTGCAAATCAATCATTTTTAATTTTTTATCAATCTTAGCAACTTTTGCATCTAAACTAGTTTTTAACATAGTACCTGCTACTTCGAATACTCTGCCGCTATACCGACTTTCAACATTCATACCTAAATCCATTAAATCGTCATAGGCTTGCATGGCTTTATCAGCAACATCGTTAAGTTCATTATCTGCCATTTCACCTAAACCTTTTACAGCAGGCAATGCACTAGATATTTTATCCAATTCGCTAATATCTCTGAAAGTATCTTCAGTTTCAACTATTTGTGCTTTTTTCTTTTTATCTTCCTTGACAATATCTTTGTTGTCAGGTAAGTTGAGCATTTCTTCTAGTTTTTTTGTCATAGTAGTGTTCCGTTATATGCTACTATTATTTATCTACGCTTTCCCTGATGGAAAATATCTTGTTCGTTTACAACACGGAATACAATGCCTTTTTGTTTACACCATGCTCTAGCTGCTGACCATTTTGCTTGATTTACTACATAGTGTAATTTATTTGTATTGCTGTTTCCTAATCTGTTTATATCAGATTGACTAAACGGTTTTACTTCTACTAGTTCTACTTTTTCTTTGCCATTTTTATCTGTATATGCAACAAAAAAATCCGGAACATATATTGTCATTTTACCACTGAGTGGATTTCTATATGGTATACGTATTGCTTCACTTGCCCATTTTGTTACATTTTCATTGAGATCACAAAAACGCATAAATGCAAATTCCCAACTTGATCTATATGTAGGAGTGCGACCACCTATATATTTTTCAGGGTTTTTGCATGTGTATTTTCCTTGAGCAAAATGTGCCATTAGTATACAATATTTCTCTTTTCGCTAGTCTCTTGTGTTGACTCTACTGAAAATCCTATTGCACTCATTTTACTTCTATTGGTGTTTAGAATAGTAGCAACCAACTTGCTTATAGATACTTCGTTTAGTCCTCCTAAAGTATCTAGTAGTTTGTAAACGTTTACATTATCTATCTTTGCTTGTTGTAACAGTACACTTGCTATAGCTGTGGCACTATTTTTGTCAAAGCCTCTTTTTTGGAAAAAACCAACCACACTGTCAACTTGGTTACTAGTTACAGATATTTTTTTACTAAAGTATTTGTCAAAAAATTCTTTAACTTCGCCTGCACTATCAGTAGGTTGTCTTATACTTGAATCTGTTATACTGCTCATCGTGTCACTACCTGTTTGGTTGGAATTATTTCATTTGTATTTTGTGTTCTAGGCAATACAAATCCTGTTTGTTGTACAGTGTTTAGTTCAACTAAATTTGGAGACGTAGTAGTTGTTTTCAAATTTTGTAAATTTTGTAATGTAATTATACCTGTTAAAATAGTATTCAAATCTACTTCGTTATTTCTAATATCATTAAATACTGTGCTAACACCATTTATAAGTCCACCAATTGTAAACAGATCTCCTATTACTCCGTTTGTGTTTAATACACCAACAGATAAATCGTAATGCGAAGGATCTGCAAAACCAGCCGGCTCGTCTACACCTGTTCTTCCTCTGCCATACAAAACATTCTCGTAACTCAAACGCATATTGTTTTTTGTAAAACTGTTTTCAGCTTGATTCAATGAATCGTGATTCCAATTAGTAATCATAGGATTTACTAAAGTAAAACTAGTAAATTCAGGTCTAGCATCATTTGAATACAAATGGTTTACTGTAATGCTGTTAAAAAATGGAACATTGGTTTTTCTGTTATTGTCTAAACCATATCTATAACTGTTTACATCTTCACCTTTGTACATATTATTAATATAAGATCTAGGCACAGATGTATCAGGCTGTCCACTACTGTTCTTTTGTGCGTAATTTGGATCTTGTGAATAGTATCTAAAATATGCTTCCCAAAGTAGTGTTGTTAATCCTGCCATATCATCATGGAATGACATTTGTATTGGTTCATATCTAATTCTAGTTTGTACTAGTTTTTTTCTATTGTACTGATTCTTTTCTTCAACTTCTGCGTTGAATCTTGGCATATCAACACTATCAACTAGTAAATTAAATTCACGTTTGTTTAGTAAATTTTGTACTGTTATTCCTAGTGAAGCAAGTGCTTTTTGATTAACATCAAACACTACATGATATAAAAATTTGGTTTTTGGAGCCAAACGCATATTATTGCGGATGTATAATGCATCAGCATGTGCGAAGTCTGCCAGTGTACCGGCTCTACTGTTATTATCGAAAAATCCACTAAACTTTGACATATAGTATTTATCTCTAGGTATTAAGTGCGTATATAAACAAAAAAGGAGCCTGAGGCTCCTTTATGTTAATGGCAATCTTAGTTATTATTAACCAGTTGCTGTTGTACCTGCGTTGCTGGTTGAACGTTTTTGTTTTACGCCGTTGATGCCTACACCAACACCTAACTGTACAGCGTTATCATACTGCATTGTTAGCGATACTGTTGCAGCATCGTTGTTTGCATACGCTAGTGCGCCATATTCTACGTTTGTTAGCATACAACCGTATAGTTCCCAAGTTTCTAATACACCTGGTGTGTTTGTACCGTTACCACCGTCTAGTATTTCAATACGTTCTACGAACTTGTAATCAATACCAGATGCAGCACTTGCTTGCTCAAAGAAGTCGAATTGCTTCTGTAGCTGTTCACCAACCATTTTTTGTACACTACCGTTTACATCATCACGTAATGTAAGTGTTACAGTGTTCCAAGTGTGTTTACCTGCTAGGTATACTTTTGAGTTATATACTGGTAATTCAATTGGATCAAAAGACACTGTTGGTCTTGCTGCATCAATAACCTGCTTTGTTAGTTCTTGTGTTTCTTTTGACACACCAAAGTTTTCTAGTGTTACACGGAAACGATATTGTAGTTTCGGCATTAGCAAACCTTGTGAGCTTGAGCTGCTATCGTTTGCTAATGGAACTGTTAAATTTAGTAGAGTTGAGATTGCCATCTATTTGTTTCTCCTTAATACACAAGTATTTATCTAATTAGGGCCGACTTTTGTCGACCCCAATTTTTATAGACCTGCTATCTCTCCTGTGTTTTTCAAGCGTAGCGGAATGTAAATAAATTCTACTGCTTTTACTGGTTCAATTGCAATATCTACATACAACTCATTTCTATCAATTCTAGCTGGTGTGTTGTTTGTTTCATCACATACAACTAGGAAGTCATAAAGTGCTCTTAGTCCAACTAGTTCAACCATCAAGCTCTCAACTTGCTGTTTGATTTCATCACGTGTGATTTTATCATTTGGTTCAAACAAGTATGGTTTTGCTAGGCTGTTTAGCTGGCTGCGTAGATACACAACTAGTCTTGCTACGTTTACTCTGTCTAGCGCACTTGCATTTCTTGCACGAGTCTTTTGACCAAACACTGTTATACCTGCTCCTGTTAGGAATGTGATTGGGTTAACATTGTTTGCATATAGTGTGTCTCTTTGACCTTCATTAAGTGCAATGCTTGTAAATTCGCCTTCACTGTTGATATAACCTGTTGCTGTAGCGTTGGTTACGCCACCACGTCTTGTACCTGCTGGTGCAAACCATGGATATGCAACTTGGTCATTTAGTGCAATAGTACGTAGTACCATGTGGCTTGGTGGAACAACAATGTTGTTTCCTGCATTATCACTTGTGAAACCACTTGGATAGTAAACGCCCAAGTATTCGTCACTTGTAACCAATCCATCGTCGTTGTCTTCAACTGCAAGTTCTTGGTTAGTTGTGTAGTTCAGCAATGATGTTGCATCACTTGGTAGTCTAAATGGTGTATCACCTACAACAAATGCTGTTAAGCCTCTGTCATAGTTTAGTGTTACCATTTCACCAATTAGTTCTGGATAACCTGGAGTTGCAATCAAGTTAAACAATCTTGTTTCGTTGTCACGAATATCTTCGTTACTGTTCATCAATGATTGTAGTGCTTGTACAACAACTTTACGCTGTGCTTTACGTCCAAAGCTACCCGAGCCATCTGCTTCGTTAGCTGATTCAGTTACCCAACGGTGTGGATAGTAACTTGACATACTTGCATCGCCCATACGTGGGTTATCACCATTTACATCAATATAGTTACGTTCAAAACGTTTTACGTTAAATCCGCTTCTACGTAGGTTCCATAGTAGCATACCTTTTGGATATAGTGCTGGATCTGGTGCATCTGGATCTAGATAATTGCTTACTAGTAGATCTGTAATATCACCTGCTTCGTCGCTGTTAGCACCGCTTGTGTTATAACGTGCATCTGCAAACAACATACCATTTTCAGTTGTTTGATCTGTAGTATCAACTTCTACCCAAGGATTGCTTCCTGCTGCTGCTAGGATTGCATTGTATACATATACACGAGGATAGTTTTCTAAATCAGCTGTGCTAATCCAAATATCACCTGTTACAAGCGGCGAAGTATCTGATTGTTCAGTAGGCTCACTTGCACTTACAATAGGACCTGCTGGGTCTGTACCGTTTGCATAGTATGGTGCAGTTGCATCTTGATATCCAACCCATGTTGTGCCGTTGTGTACCATAATATCAACTTCGTCAATGATACTGCTGTACCATAGTGCTCCGTTAGCTGCAATAGCAGTAGGTGCATCATCGCTTGCTGTGTAAACCAATGGCTTCCAGTTTGAAATTCTGTACTGGTCTCCACCTTCTGCATAGAAGTTTGCAGTTGGTGTACCACCACTTGCTGTTATACCAATAGCGTTTAGCAATCCACCTGCATCTACAACAACAATATCACCGCCAATTCTGTGTGATATTTTTACTCTGTTGCCGCTGTCAACACTTGCTACAACATTTGTAAGTCCTGCTGCGTTAATTGCATTTGCAATCACGTCTGCATCTGTTGCTGCGCCTGTTGCTACAACACTTATTGTTACTGCTGAAGTTAAGTTTGCATTGCCTTTTAGTGTTTCTTGTACAAACAATGTGTATGTACCTCCTGCAACAGTACCTGCTTCAACTTTAGCACTGGTTACATCTGTTGCACCTGTTAATGCTCTTGAATACAGTTGGAAATCTGCTACCGGATAATCTGAAATGTTGTCTAGATTTGTTTCAACATATACAGCACCTTGTGCTAGGTTTGCACCGCCACCTGATGCATCAAGTGCTGCAAGAGCTGCTTGATTATCAGATGCTAGTGGAGCATCGTAGCTATCCCATGTTTCTGTAGTTGCATTCCATGCTTTAACTCTCCAACGTGCGCCTGCATTTGGTTCAGTTGTTTTAACCCACATACTACCAGTTGGTCTGCCGTTGATTGTACCTGTGTTATCTGCTCTTTTGAAACTCGGTACTTGTGTGTGCTTGTCTATTGTTAAATCTGGTGCCATGTATGTACCAGCTGCAATACCTGCCCACTGTAGTGGTGTACCTGTTCCGTCAGCTAGTGTAAAGTCATCGTGTAAACCATCTGAGTAAAGATGAACTACACCTGCTTCTAATGTTGCGTAAATACCGCTTGGGTTAGCTGCTGTGTTAATATCAGTAACCATATCTGCTAGACTATCGTTAGCACCTGTTAATGTAACTGTAATATTTGCACTATCTGTTAGTCCAATTTCAAACTGTTGGTTTTGTGCTAGTCCAACACCGTTTGCAGTTGAAGATACCATTGGCCAGCTTAGTTTCCATTCTTCGCTACCAACTTGTACCCAAGTACCAGATGCAATACCTGCTGCGCTGTTTCCGCTTGATTTATACCATAGTCTAATTACGTTGCTTACTGCAACCATAGCGTATTCACCAATTGCTCCAACACTACCTTTAGGTGCATATGGCGAAGAACCTGAAGTTTGTGTTGAGTCAGTAATAACAATAGGAGATTTGTTTGTGAATGTTTGTCCGCCTGTTGTGCTTATTGCTGCACTATTCCACTCAAAAATACCCCATGTAGTTGATTGAGTGTCTAACCAGTAAGTACCGTTTGCTGGATTGTCTGCTGTTGCTGTAGCACTTGCATTGATAGCATTTAGGTCAATATCAGCACGTACAACAAACGCTCTATTGCTAACACCTAAATATGAATATGCCGCTTGTAATCCATATTCGTTTTGCTCGCCGCCGTTGATCGGATTGTTGTTAGCGTCAGTCTTAAATTCTGGATCGCCAAATGTTTCAACAAGATCACGCTGCGATGTGAGCAAGTATACTTTACCAGCATTTGCTGCTAGTGTGCCTGGTGCAATGCCTGTTCCTGCACCGTTAGTTTTATTTTCCGCTGTTGCGACAAATATAATTGGTGTTGTTCCTGGTTCAGCTGGAGTGTAGAAACTCTCGTCAATTACCGAAACCTGGACGCCTGGTGATACTAATGCCATTTTAATTTTCTCCTATGGATCATCTGTTATAGTATTATTTAGCTGATCTTAGGAAAAAATACGGTTTTAAGCCGTTATGTGCGTGTTTTACTGTGTAAATAGCTCATTAAATCTTTGATCCAAAATTCTAAATCATTTAATGTGCCATTGTTATCAATATGATAATCTGCCATCCAAGGCTTCAAACTCATTGACTCTTCTGATTCAGGAGGCAAATAATCACTACGGTCTACCCAAATTGCATAATCAAAAACACCGGTATTACGCATAGCAAAATATTCTCTTTTGTTACGTAAGCCACAATAGATATCATGCTCTTGAAATATAGCTCTACCTAGTTTTGCAGCATCTGGTTGATTGTAATCGCAAATAGCATTATACCATTCTGCTCGATGATTGTGTCTATCAGCGTAACATTCTTCTTCATCGTTGTAATTGTATTTCTTTTTTAACATATCATAGATAAACAGTTTGGAGCAGAACTTGCTGCTGCTTTCAAAACTATATCCATATTTGTCTCTAAGTATTTCGCAGACAGTATCTTTACCGTGCCTGCCATGACCGATTACCAACAGTTTCTTTTTATGCATAAGTGTATACTATAATAAAATACACAAGTTGTCAACCATTTATAAATTCTACAACTTTTTGTTTTGTATGTTTTGCAAATTCTTCTGTGGATTTTCTGTTTGGATGATTTCCACAAAACAAATTATCTTGTTCCATTTGTTTCCAGTATGGCCATTGATTATAAACATAATCTACTACTTGTACCGATGGTTTTATTTCTGTATATTCTAAAATCATATTGTTAGCAACTTCTACACCCCAACCATGTTGTACACTATTGCACATAAATTTTTGCCAACTTTGTTCTAACATAAAAATGTTGTTAAAATTTAATGTTTCTTTGAAAACATCACTGTGTGATCCAATTAACCCAATAGGAATATCTAACATTAATATTTCTTTTAATTCTTTTTCTGCTAAATTGCATCTAAAATCATAAGGATCTTTGCAAGTTAGAAATCTAATACATTGCTTAGTATCGTGATAGGATTGTTTTTTATATCTGCTGCCTTGTCTTATGCTTACCAATGGTTCGCAATAAATCCAAATAATTTTATCTATTTTTTTGTTTATTTTTTTGATTCTACGCAAACAACTAATATTACTTGATCCACGTAAACTACTGTTTACCAAATCAAGATTCCATTCTTTTAATAAATTTGTATAATTGTTCCAATCACCACCAGGAACGTCATAGCTTAACGCTGCCCAACTTGGTCCTGTATAAAGTATCATTATCCTATAAGGAAACCGTAACCTGTTCCGCCAGCAACAGCCATTGCTAGATCGTTCTCTAGTTTTTCCATTTCAGCTTGTGCTTCAGCTTTTAGTGTATCACCATTCAATGTAGTACCACCGCCTGGTCCAACAATGGTGCTAAATTTACTACGTGCTTCACCTAACATATATTTACAACTTGCAAGTGTATAATCTTTTAGCCATTGCAATGCTTTGTAATCTTCTAGTAATTCCATGTCAGGTCTATAATTGTAGCAAAACAACAGTACTTCTTCATCTGCTCTAGGACGTTGTAATATAGTTAATTTTTTGTTTGTTGGGTTCCATTTGAACTCCATAAAACTACCAAACATTCTACCAACTAATTCTTGCTGCTGTGCAAAGAAATCATAAGTTGCAAGACCACCAATACCACTGCCTGCCAGCAAATAGGTGTTTGTATATGCTAAATTAAATGGCTCAAACAAACTTCCGCCATCTGCGCTGCCACCTAGTCTACTTCCAACGCTTCTACGATATATTTTTCTTACTTCAATAATTTCATGAGGTAATGTGTATACGTTTTGGTCTTCGCTAAGTTGAATAGTAACATAACTTTCTTCAACACTGTTTTCACTACGTTGTCTATATTTTGTCAACGCTTTTGTTAATGCAGTTTCATAGTGCATAGGATCTAGTTCAACGTCAACCATGCCACCACCTAAAAAGGTGTGAACATAATCAAATACTTGTTGTTTTTGTGTAGTTAAATTTGCATCTGCCATTTTGATCTCCAATAGTATTTATCGCTTACGATAAATACTTACATGCCACGTATTAGTTTATATAGACCAAATAAAACCGCCGATTATGAATTTATAGACAAACAAGTCTATGAAATGTTCACTGTAGGCGGTACCGATTTACACGTACACAAGTATCTTGGTCCAAAGAATACCAGTAGTGAAAATGCTACCGCAGAACAGCCCACATACGATGCTGTTGCTGAAACAAATATACAAGATTTACTATTTTTAGAAAATAGAGATAGAAAATATGATGACGAAATTTACACAATACGTGGTCATTATAATTTGGCTGATACAGATTTTAATTTAAGTCAATTTGGTTTGTTTTTACAAAACGATACAATCTTTATGACTGTGCATATTAACAGCAGTGTAAAAACCATTGGCAGGAAATTAATGGCTGGCGATGTTATTGAATTACCTCATATGAAAGAAGAATATGCTGCAAATGATTTTAGTGTAGCAATGAAACGTTTTTATGTTATTGATGAAATAACAAGAGCAGCAGAAGGTTTTTCACAAACATGGTATCCGCACTTGTATAGATTAAGATTGAAAATGATTATGGATTCACAAGAATATAAAGACATTTTAGATCTACCTGCTGAAGATGAAGATGGTAATACACTTAGAGATATACTAAGCACATACGAACGTGAAATGCAAATTAATAATGCTGTAATCAATCAGGCTGAAGAATATGCAAAAGCCAGTGGTTATGAAACTGCACACTTGTACACTGTAAGTGTTTTAGACAATGGCGAAGTTGCTATTGTTAGCACTGATTATGAAAGTTTACTTGCAGATGGTACAATTACAACAGATACAGTTTTCCTAAATCCTGGAGATACTGGATACAAAGGTTATTTGGTAGGCGATGGGTTTCCTCCAAACGGAGCATTGTATGGTTCAGGAACAGGATTTCCAAGTGCTGCAAATGCAGGCGATTATTTTTTAAGAATAGACTTGTATCCAAATAGGTTATTTAGATATAGCGGCACAAGTTGGCAAAAGGTAGAAGACGCAGTGAGACAAACACTAACACCTGATATAACAAGACAAACCCTAAAAGGAACCTTTGTAAACAACGAAACAGTAAATAATATTGCTGGTGAAGATGTACAAGAAAGACAAGCATTGAGTAAAGCACTCAAAGTTAGGGCGGATACCTAATGTTATATTTTTATGATGGACAAATACGTAGATATCTAACACAGATTGTTAGAGCATTTAGTCACTTTAGCTATCAAGACGGCGACGGTGATATAAAACAAGTGCCTGTAATGTACGGTGACATTACTAGACAAGTTGCTAGTATCATAAGAGACAACAGTGAAAATAAACTGCCAAGTGCTCCACGTATGGGTGTATACATTACTAACTTGCAAATGGATAGAGCTAGACTTAGTGATAGTAGTTATGTTAACAAAATTAACTTGCGTGAAAGAGCTATTGACAGCGAAACTGGTGAATACCTAAACGAACAAGCTAGAGGGTATACTGTTGAAAGATTGCATCCAACTCCTTATATGTTAAGTGTAAATGTAGATGTATGGAGTACCAGCACTGATCAAAAGTTACAAATACTAGAGCAAATATTCTTTTTGTTTAATCCTGATTTAGAATTCCAAACCACAGACAACTATGTTGATTGGACAAGTTTAAGTGTTTTACAAATGGAAAACATTACTTTTAGTTCTAGAACAATTCCAGTTGGCACAGAAACAGAAATTGATGTTGCAACACTAAGTTTCAACGCACCGATTTATATTTCGCCACCTGCAAAAGTTAAAAAACTAGGTATAATTACCGACATTATTACCAGTGTATACAATCAGGATGCAGGCACAATCAGTCTAGAAGGATTCAATCCACCAACTGACGGTAAAGCGTATGCATCGTCAGGTACAGTTGTTTTACCAGATGGTACTGTTGTTGACGACGGAGGTTTAGGACTTTCAAGCACTATAATCAGCGGCAGTGGTAGACTAGATTTAAGCAATCCGGTAGTGGCAAGTTACAGGAATTTTGATATTATTGTTAGTGATGCTACCGCAAAATTAGCTCAAAACAAAAGACTACGTGTTGGTGAAATCAGCTGGCAAAATGTTTTTGAAGCAGAAGCACCAGCTAAATTCCAACCTAACATTAGTCAAATCAAACTGTATAGATCAGAATTGATTACACCAATAGTAGGTACAATTTACTATGGCAATCCAAATGACAAATTCTTAATTAATATTACATATGATCCTGACACATTGCCAAGTGATACGCTGATTGCAGGTGTTACTACTAGAGGCAGTGTTGATGGTATTATTGATCCTATTAAGAAAAGTCCAAAATCTGACAAAGCAACTAGAGGTGCAGGATTAAGATATTTGTTCTTAGGACCAATAGGTGGTAAGGTTGAAAGAAAGTTTACAATAACAGAAAGGTCTAGTAGAATAGATACCGATGTTGATGCTGATAGAATATACAGTCACAAAGTTTATGTTGACGGATTAGAAGTTAGTACAACTAATCGCACAATTGACGAAAAGTATGTTATTGACTTTGTTACACTACCAGATTTTAATAGTTCTGTAAGATATGAATTGTATTTGAACGAAGATGGTGCTGATGATTGGAAAAACGCAGATAGCAGTGATTTTGTTGCAGATTCAAATGATATAGTAGAATGGGATGGTACAAAATGGAACATACTATTTGATGCATCAGAAGAAACTGCTCTAACATACATAACAAATGTAAATACAGGACAACAAGTTTATTGGAACGGTTACTATTGGCAAGCAAGTGTTGACGGATACTATCCAAGAGGCACTTGGGAACTATCAATCTAACATATATATTTTATGAACGCAATTATTTGTAGTGGTGCATTATTTTATGCACTAGATACCAAAAGATTTTTATTACTACACAGAGCAAATGGTAGAAAAAATAAACTATGGGGATTAGTTGGAGGCACCAATGAAGGTGTTGAAACTCCATGGGAAGGTTTACAAAGAGAAATAAAAGAAGAAATTGGTAGTGTTGATATTAAGAAAACTATTCCATTAGAAACATTTATCAGCAACGATGACAAGTTTCATTTCCATACATATCTTTGTGTAACAGAAAAAGAATTTTTACCTAAACTGAATTTAGAACATGACGGATATTGTTGGGTAAGTTTTGGTATGTGGCCAAAACCTCTACATTTTGGTTTGCATAACACTCTCAAGAGTAAAACTAATACACAAAAATTAGAAACAGTTATTCAGCTTGTTGATATGATTGCTTAAACTGTTCTTCTAGCCATTCAAAATCATTTATCTTTTTTAATGCCTCAGGATCGTTTACAGAACTTTCACCGTATTTTTTACCAAGAATAGCACCCGCAATTGCAGCATCTCCAAACGGTTTATCTGATCCTTTTGTACACCATGCATCTAATCTAAATTGTGTTTCGTCATCTTTTTGTCTGTCAATGCTACGGCTTGCTAGTTTTACACACTCACGGAAGCCACTACGCCATGCACTAAATGCATCTGTATTAAATGCAGTTGTATTACTCATTTCAGGTATTGCTTTGAAATTTTTACTAATACTTGTTGTCATGTCAGGTTTGCTTGTATCCATGTCAATTGTTAATTGTCTTGGTAACAACTTAACGCCACCATATCCATATACAAGACTATTAATAGGATTATAGCTACGCCAAACGTAAACTGTGCTACGCCCGTCTATGTCATATCTTGCTATTTGATAATCAAAATTAAATGTATCAATTATTTGTGCATCGCCGTCTACTACATAAAACATTTCTGTCTCAGCAGTTTTTGCTGCCATAATATGCGCTTGGTGAATACCTTCTACACCGTGAACTCTGTGTATAACTCTATCAGGAAATTGTTGTTTTAATTTTTCAAAATTTTCATCTGCATTTGGTTCGTTATAACTAATAAAAACAATATCATAAGGTTTAGGTACACTTGCTACTTGATCATATTCTTTTTTAATTGCTAAAAATCTATAATCAATTTCACGTTGTGTTAAAGGTTTGTGTACATTGGTTAGCATAACACCATCATAAAAATCTTTGTTTTTCCAAACGTGATTAATTTTTCTTTCATATTGATTATGATAGCTTATATAAAAATTCCAATCAAAATCTTTTTCAATTTCGATGTCTTCGTTTATCATAAAAAACATTTCGTTATCAGTATCAGCTAATGCTTTTTCATAATCTTCAAACGTGTTTACAGTGAACACAGGATATGGTTTTGGATTGCTTACTACAATATCCCATTCTTTTTTCTTAATATAAAATCTGTGTTCTACTTCTTTTTCACTTACTAATAAATGTCTGCTAAACAGTACAACACCGTCTGTGTGTTTGCCGTTTTTGAAAATATGATTTATTTCTCTATCGTATCTATTGTGATGACTAAAGTAGAAATCAAATTCCCAATCGTTGGCAATTTCTACATCACTAGGTACACCCCAAAACATTTCGCTTGTTGAATTATACAATGCTTCTGTATAATCTTCGTAATTGTTTATTGTAAAAATATCATATTTTTTTGGAGTGCTTGCAATTTTATCATGTTCTTTTTTATCAATATAGAATCTATGTAGTAATTCTTTTTTGCTTACTTCAGCACTGGTGCTGTATAAAACAATACCATCATAGTGTTCTCCATTCTTAAAAACATGAGTAATGTCTCTATCTAAAACATTTGTTTCATTGAAATAATCGTCCCATTCAAACTGCTGGTTTGGAATAACATCACTTGGAATACCCCAAAACATGTTTGTGGTACTGTGCTGTAATGCTTCTAGGTAGTCTTCATACGTATCAATAGTAAAGCGTTCAAACTGCTTGCTTCTACTAACAACCTTGTTGTGTTCAATTCTATTTGCTAAAAATCTATATTCAATTTCTCTTTCACTTACTGGTGCATTTTTACTGAATAAAACAACACCATCGTATTTGTTTTTGTTTTTCCAAACATGATTGCTATTACGACTTGTATCTTGATGGCTTAGATAAAAATCAAAAACACTTTCGTCTAATATTTCAATGTCACTAGGAACACCCCAGAATAAATCTGTTGTAGATTTTTCCATTGCTTCTAGATATTGCTCATATGTGTTAATTTCAAATCTGTCGTATTTTCTTGGCGTACTTGCCATAATACGTATTTCTTTTTTGTTTGCAAAAAATCTATGTTTTAGCTCTCTATCAGTAACACGATAATGTTTTGGTACTAGTGCAACACCATCTAGTTGATCAATGTCACCGTTACCAAATACATGAACATAATCGTAACTCCATTCGTCCGGTGTATAACTGAACTTAAATGTATCTCTAATCATTATGTCATCATACACTAACCAAAACATATCTGTGTTGCTGCGTTGTTGTGCTTGTTCAAATGATTCTACAACCTGTAAATTAGGTATACGTTTAATAAGTTCTGCATGACTTGTTCTGTCATCTCCTATGTAAAAAACTTCAAACTTTTCTTTACCATAATAAGGATCATACTCACCACAAATATAACTGTGTTTTTTTGTTTCATAACTGCCTGGTTTTGTAGGAACTAGTTGTACTTTACTCCAGCTCATAACTTCTCTGCTTTTCTTGTATACATATGGAAAAGCATGAATATAGTAGTCATCATATTGTGGTCTAAAGTACCAAGGAAAACTATCGTAAATTTTTATATCAGGATCTACAAGCCAAACATAATCAACAGATCCAACCCAATCTTCTATTTCAATTTCATTATTAACAACAGGATACTGATCAAAGATATGCTTTTTTAGATAGTCTTGTCCATTATGTACAGGATGATTAAATCTTTCAAACTTATCTATTGCTCTCATAATAGGTGTGCCTTTGTTCCAATGTGTGCTAACACTATGTCAGCATCTAACCAAACATCTATGCCGTGATGCATTGCTTGATTACAAAAATATATATCTTCGCCACCAAATGTATCGGTGCCTTTATTGTATTCATGAGAAAACCAAGGTTTAGGTAACTCACTGTACACACTGGCTTTGGTCAACATACAACCCATGCCTACACCCCATATTTTGTGTAGCCCTGTTTTCTTATCAAATCTTTTATCAGTATTGTTAGGATCTGTAAAAGCAACACTACGATAAGGAGCATATCGTGTGCTATAGTTTGCTGCAACAATATCTTTATCGTGTGCAGCCAATCTTTCAAAAACATTATGAGGAAAATGAATATCACTGTCTAACCAAAGTATATGACTCGGATTAGTTTTAAGTGCTTCATTTACAAGTGCTGTACGCTGATCAACAATAACACTACCTACAATAATGTGCAAGTCATAGTCAATAGACTTACTGGTAAGTCTACTGGTTAAAAATGCTAATTGTTTTGCAAAGGCAGTGTGTACAGTATCTCTAGCAGGAATACAAATGCTAAGTTTCATTACAACATTGTGCTTGGTACAGTTTCCTGGTTAAGATCTTTTTCTGCTGCAATAGTAAGTTGGTTCCAATTACGTGCTGATTGTGTAGCAACTTTTACACATTCTTGAAAATCATCTTCTGACAAACTAGCCATTTTAATCATGTTCTCTGGCTGCACTTTACCAATAGTTAGTAGGTCAGCACCTGCTGCTTTACCGAATGTCATAATCCAATGGATTCTGTCATCATCGTCTGGAATATCCATTGCATCAATTTCTTTATTAATTTCAATTTCTAATTGCGCATCGCCAATTTCCAGTGTTTTGAGAATTGCTCTCTTACGAGATTTTGTATATGCTTGTGCTAAGTCAACATTTAAGACTTCATAGAGTGATTTCATGTATAATGCTCCTTTATACTATAATATAGTATATTATTGTTTGATTGTCAAGTCTTATGGTAGAATTGGGAAGTAATATCCTCCAAATGTACTACTCATAGTAATGCTACCAGTGCTAATACCAAGATAGGCGCCGAGATCAGCTCGTAAGGTGATCGGTGTTGAACTACCGCCAAAATAATTTCTTATCTGGCTCATTGTAATCGGGTCGCCTGTTGGTGGTAATGCCATTACTTATTCCTGTTTTCGTTCATTGTAGCACATTATTTAACAAGTGTCAATTGGCAGTAGCCATTTACTGACTACTGCCTTGTTTTATTATTTATCTGCTAGTTTTTTAACTATTTCTTTTAGTTCATCAATTTGTTTTTGCTGTTCCTTAAACGCTTCAATAAACGCACCTGCCATTGCTCCGTAATTAACAGTTTTCATACCGTTGTCTTCTACATGTACAACTTCTGGGAAATATTGTTCAACTTCTTGAGCAATCACACCCATGTGTTTACGTATTGTATCTTCTTGATCAGTACGAGTAAATGTTACACCACGTATGCTTAGGATCTTAGTTAAAGGATCTGCAATAACTTCAATGTTGTCTTTGATTCTAGCATCTGAATATGCTGTAACTTCGCCTGTGACAGTTAGGTTACTGCTACTATCCAATGTCATTGCTACTGTACCGCCTGAACCTGGGTTGTTTTCAGTATCGCTGTGCGTACCGCCTCTATGGAAACTAAATCTACTAGCACTACGCAAGTATGTTGTACTGCCTTGTACACCAATACCGTAGTTTGTGCTCCACAAGTTGATCATCTGACGTGTACTACTACCAAACGATAAGATAGCACTCATTGTATCGTTTACGTCACTACGTAAGAACTGTGTACTATCAATACCGTCAAGTGTGTCAGCATCATCAGCACCAATACCCGTAAGTCCACTACCGTCTCCTGAGAAGCTATTAGCTGTAATGTTACCAGTAATGTTAATGCTACCTGCACCACTTAGTGTGCCAGAGAAACTGTCGTTAGCATCAGCACGTAAAAACGATCCACTATCAAGTCCATCTAGGTTATCAGCACTTAGTCCGCTACCAGCACCGTCATTACCTGAGTGCCAAACAGTGTATGTATTTGTTCCGTCCCAGAATTGAAGTCCGCTTGTACCGCCATCAATGTTAACTCTAGTGTTGCCACCTTCGTTAGCAATGTAAATAACATCGCCTGAATCAGCATACTGCATGTAAGCTCTACGTGTTGCACCTTGATACCAACTAATGTATGGCGAACCTGTTGAGCTTGTATCAGCAAAACGCATTTGTTCGCCGCTTCTACTTGTAGTAATCAACCCTGTAGCAGTATCGTCTGCATCACTGCGTAGGAAACTTGTGCTATCTAAGCTATCTAGTGTCTCTGCATTAACGCTTGAAAGTCCACTACCATTACCGGTAAATGTACTTGTACCAATATTAATGTTGCCAAATCCACTAGTAATACTACCTGCGTTTAGAGCACCAGTACCGGTTAGGTTACTGTATGTTCCGTCAATACGTGCGTTAGGCACTGTACCACTTGCTAGGTTACCTGCTGCAAGTGCTTGTATACCTGCACCATTTGTTGTATTCAAACTACCTGCATAGATAGCACCTACTACACCCATACCGCCTGCAAGTCTTACAGCACCGGTAGCAGTATCAACTGCTGCACTTGTATCGGTAAATGTTTTGACTCCTGCCATTGATTGGTTGCCACCAAGTCTAGCACCGTCTACTGTTCCTGATGTAATATTATCAGCATTCAGTGATCCTAGTCCACTACCATTACCGGTAAATGTACTTGTACCAATATTAATGTTGCCAAAACTTGAAGTAATACTACCAGCAGCCAATGCTCCTACTGTTGTTAGGCTACTTGTTACAACCGCACTTCCTAATGTTGTTGCATTAAGTACACTGGTGTTGTTGATTCTGTATTCTTTAGTGCTTATTAGATTTACATGTTCACTAAAGTCCCAGCTATCATTTGTATTACTCCATGTAATTGTGTGGTTAGTACTACCTAACAATGTAATACCGCCGCCATTAGCAGTTGTATCACTAGGTATTGCTACTTTACCTATTTCAATATTTTTGTCTTCAACTTGTAGCGTTGTAGTATCTAAAGTAGTTGTTGTACCGTTAACTGTTAAGTCTCCAGTTATTACAAGATTACCTGCAATATCTGTATTACCAGTTGCCCAATCCATTACGACTTTGTTTAGACCATCACCAAACTTGATATCACCGTCTGCATCAATTTGCATACGTTGTGTTGCTGCTGTGTAGAAATCAAGTTGATCGTTATCTGATCCTACACTTGCCTCAGCAACAATATACGAGTCTTGATCGCCATCAATAACACCGCCAAGCTCTGCCCAACGTGTACCGTCATAGCCTTCAAATCTTAGTAATTGGCTATTGAAACGTGCGTCACCTTGTACAGGAGAACCTGGTCTTGCTGCTGTGTTACCAACAGGTAACTTGATTGCACCATCATCTGAGAAATTGGTGTATCCTGTGATTTCAGTTATACCACCTGCATTTACACGTATTCTAACTTGTGAATCATTTTGTACTTGTCCTGTAGATCCTACATCGCCAGTTCTAATTATTACATCACCGCCTGTTGCTGCGCCTGTACCTAAACCTCCTTCAATTGTAAGATCACCGCCTGCAACGTCAGTTCCTAATCCATCAGTACCTTTGATTTTACCGTTAGCTGGAGAAGAACTTGTTTCTGCATTACCAACAACAACAGTTTCGTTACGTAATACTAGGTTGTTGTTAATAGTTAACGAACCTGCTGGTATATCTAAAGGATCAGCAGTTACAAGGTCATCAACTCTAATTGTAAATGATGTAGCAGTTGGCGTAGCACCACTTACTGGCCATGTACCGTCTAGGTTCGCCACTGTGCTGCTTGCAATGTTGATTGTATCACCTGGACTAATACCTAATGTATATGGTGTGTATGTAAACGATAGAGCTACACCAGATAATATAGTTCCAGTTGTTGCTGCACTCAAGTAAATTGCATCCTCGGTAACACCACTGACTGTTGTGTTACTTGGAATACTTGCACTACCGCCAACAATCATACCTGCTAGAATGCCTGTTGTGTCATTCATGATAACTTCTTTGATTGCGTTGTCTGTAACTTCGGCTGTGCTTTGAGTTACTGATTCTAAGTTTACTGCAACATCTCTGGCAGCAGTAGCTTCATAACTTGCAACATATGTAAACAAGTTTCTTGCACCATTTGGGCTACCAACAGTTATGTTTGTAGCAGAGCCGCCTATTTTCAAACTTGTAACATTTTCATCATAAATTCTACCTGCACCAATACTTGATGAAGTAAGAGCAGCAGAACCAACGTCCAATCCTTCTGCAAGATCAAGTGCTGTACCCCACTCAGGTGTTGTACCATTTGACTTTAAGAAGTTGTTTGCTCTACCAATGTTTAGTGTATTCAATGTACTTGCAGACTGAGCATATAGTATGTCACCAATTGCATATGTACCAATACCAGTACCACCTCTAGTAACTGGAACCAAACTGGTTAAGTTTGCAGGGTTTAGGAAGTATGCACTGTCCAAACTATCAAGTGTACCAGCATCAATAACGCCGTCTTTAATGAATACTTGTCCTGTGCCTCCAGCATCTACGTCAAATTGAGACTGTAAGAACCTACTTGTTCCTAGTGTAGAAAATGTTCCTAGTGGATCATAGTCAGCATTAGCAATACCAATATTAACTGGATCACCGTAAAACTCTCCGCTTAGACTCGAACCTGTAAGTGTAATTGGGTTATCTGTTGTTGTTGCAACTTTCAAACTTTGTACAACAGTTTTATAACTACTATCACCAAACAATGCTGTATCACTGTTTGGAACACCTGATGCTGCAAGTCGACTTGGAGATACTGTACCAGAAATAATGTTTTCTGCGTCAATGTTTGTAACAGCAAGTGTGTTCCAGTTTGCAATCAATCTACTTGAAGTATTAATAACACTTTCAATTTGTACGTTATTAGTAATTACTTCAGCACTACCCGTACCTGTTGTAGTAATATCTTGTGCGTTTGTAACCAAATCGTTAATACTGCTCAAAGCATCTGAACGTAGTGCGTGTATAGTAAATGAGTTTGTTGTAACAGATCCTACAAAGAATCTTGCACCACTGTCAACTGGTCCACCTGCTCCGCCGGTACTAAACAATTCGTTTGCAGTAGAACCGTCATCTAATGATTCAATACGTATTGCATCACCTGTTGTTAGTCCATGTCCTTCAACTACAATACTATTATCAGTTGTGTTTACAGTGTAACGTGTAATGTTGTGATTGTTGTTTGCAGGAGTACTTGTAAATTCTACTTTGTTTAATAGAGCAAAGCCTTCATACAATTCAATTGTATTTGCATCGATGCGTTTTACATAGTAAACTTGTTGGTTTAACAAACCACCAATTGGAACATTTGCTAGTGTATCGTATGTTACAGGATCACCGTTGCTTAGTCCGTGATTAGTAATTGTAATTCTATATGTACTGTAATCAACAGCACCACCACCGCCTACATCACCTGCTAGGAAGTTATGTGTAATAATATCGTCTAAGTTGATATCTTTTGAAGTTGCAACAGCAGTGTTATCTTCAACATAGTCTAAAGATGAAGCACTAGCAACAAATAGCTCGCCGCCAATAATGTTTACGTAGATACGTTTTTCAATACCTGTAACTTCAATTTCAAAGCCACTACCGGTTCCGCCTACATCGCTTGCATTAACTTCTAACAAGTCTCCTTGTGCATAACCTGTACCACCTCTGTTGATATCAACATCTGTAATTTGTCCTGCTGTAACTGTGATGTTGGCTTTTGCTCCTGTACCAGATCCTGTTTTTGCCTGTAAAGGAACAGATTCGTATACTTTATTTCCTAATACAGGTGTATAACCAGATCCGCCTACAATGTTTGCGTTGTCTAAATTAGCAGCAACGCCGCTTTTGAATTCAGTAACAGCACCTTGAGCGCCGCCGTCAGCACTTGTAACAATAGTGCGCACTGTACCAGTTGCTGCTGCACTTGCTTTGGTTGGATCGGCACTATCTACGTTTGCATAGGTAAATGTTGTTGATGTTGGAACACTTAGAACAAGACCATTTTCGTTATATGTTTCGTCTGTAGTGTTCAAAATTTGAACAGTGTTACCTACTTGTAAATTGTGTGCTGCACTGGTTGTTATAGTAGCAACGTCACTGTTACGTTCTGCAAATGTTAAACTACATGTTTCGTCTGTTGTAAACGTATAACTTTGAGTTGGATCCATTACTAAGTATTGGCTTGAATTTGAACTACGTAGGAACCAGTTGTCGATAATCTCTGTGCTTGGTCCTTTAGATGTAGGTGCAACACCTGAATCAACACCGTTAACAAACAAGTTAGGTGCTGTTCCGCTAGTATCCCATGGATCTCCGGTTGAGTCATCCTCGTCATTCCATGCTCCATCAATAGTAACAACAAGTACGTTACCACTTAAAGCATAGTTACCTTTTGCATAACCGGTTGCACCGTCAATACCAGGCTGTGTAATAATATCACCATCTGATGCTGTAAACAAGTTAGCACTCAATGTTAGTTCAACTTGTTCGTAGTTTTCAGTAGCAATGTCACCAGCTTTCAAATCAATAGCAGGAATATCATCAACTTGTTCTAGTCGTGATTGATAACCATTTGTGTTTGTGTTTGTAAACTGACGTGTTGCAGGAATCAAGTCTGGATTAAGCTGACCGTTTACGTTCAACTGAACAATAGCACCTGGAACAGCCGCAGTACTCACAGTTTTGTCAACAAAGCCACCTAGTCTGTTTGAAATAAAACTTCTTACTGCTAACTGTGTTGACAATCTGCCATCACTAGGACCGCCGATCTCATCGTCGCCTAAGTTAACACTGGTTGAAATTTCTTCGATAGCAACATCAGACAGACTTAGACGTAGTGCGTCAAGTTCGTCCACCTGAACTTTGTTACGGAAGGTAATGTTACCAGTTCTGTTGAACGCTGTAATAAAATCACCAACTTTGAAGTCACCAAGTTCGTTTGTACCTGATGAGTACACACGACCTGGTAATTCTTCAAACTGTTCGTATTCTGCTCTTGTATTACCGCCGTTTTGTGGTAGAGCGTTATAGTCTGTGCCTGAACCTGCATATTCCCAAGTGTGTGCAGATGAGTTAACAACAGAAGGTCTGTGGAACCAACATTGCTTTTCTGGCAGTGCTGTCAAGTTTGTTAAACTTGAACTACCGTCTGTAGCTGTAATACTAAATGTTGCAGTGCCTAAACCTAGTCTTGCACTTGTTTCATTAACACCGATAACAGTATTAGGAGTGCCAGCAGTATGGTCTTCATCAATTGTACTAGTTTCATCAAATTGTATTCTAAGTAGTGCTTGTCCTACTGCAACTTCTTCAATACTTACAACTAGTCTGCGCTCTCTTGGTTCCCAACTATAAACAATAGCACTATTGTTTTGTGCGCCTGTAGTACCTGTAATAGATCTACCAGGAACAAATTCATAACTTTCAGAACCTGATTCAAGTATCAATGTTTGATATGTTTGATGCGAACTTAAAATTTCTTCTACATAAAATTCAATAACATCAGAGAAGAACTTGTGTGTTCCTGTGCTTGCTTCGATAATGTTAACATCAAAATCCAAACTATCGTCAAACGCAAGTGTAAACTCATCTTCACTTAGAAGTTTTACATAGTACTGTTGTTCATCATCTAGTCCTCTAATAACGTTGTTACCATTTGGATCGTAGATAACTTTTTGTCCATTAACAAACCCGTGTCCAACGATTGTAAAGATATTTGTTTCATCATTTACATCTACTGCACCATCGAAAGTTGTTTCTGTAGGTGTAAGTTTATAATCGTTAGTGATATCACCTTCTGAACTAACTTCAGTTGGATCTGGCAAGTCTTGTGGATCATTGATAATTGTGTTAACAATATCAAATCTACTACCAACAAAGTTTTGAACGTCTGCTGATACACCGGTAATGTATGTTAGAGCTTCTGTTTTTGCTTGTTCAATAGCTGCAATAGTTTGTAACTCTTGTCCACTGATACTGATACGTGAACTGTCTTGTAAGTTTTGTGTATAATATGCTAGACCAGCACTACGTGAATATCTGTTACCTGTATCCCAAGTGTCTTTGGCTGCCGCTTCAACAATAAGCTGAGTATCTCTATTACATTTTGATTCGTCGTATGTAAATCCATACCAAATGTTTGCTTGTATTTGGGTGTTGATATATTCTGTTACGTTCTGCGCAATGTTTATAGCACCAATAGTATCAAGCAATCCGTATGCTTCAGATTCGCTTCCTGTTACCCATGAAACATCTGGCTCAATAGTTGTAATTGGTGTAGCGCCTGTGCCGTCAATAAAATCAATAATTTCTTGTAATCTATCAGAAGCTGCTGTGGCTGCTGCTGCACTACCTGCGGCTGCACTAGTATCTTGTGTTTCAGCATTGCCTGCACTTACTGTTACAGTTGTTTCTAATATAACTTCGCTTAAAACAGTTTGCAGTCTGCCATATGCAGCAACAGTTTCTTCTTGCTGTCCTGTGCCATATTGTGCAGTCCCGTCAATGAAGTATGCTGCTGCTGCTAGTTTAGATTGTAAATTACCGCCGTATGTTAAATCATACAGCAATCCATCAATAATTAATTTTGAATCTCTTAAACATTTTGCTTCATTGTAAACAAAGCCTGTAGAGAATGGAGCAGTGCCTGCTGCAATTTGTGTGTCAATCCATGCATTAACTTCTGCTGCAATAAAATCTTTGTTGTTGATCAGTTGCGTTACAGCATTTGCGTATCCGCTATCGCTTGCATTGTCACTACCACCAGTTGGTGTTGGTCTTGAATATGCTGCTGCAACACTGTCACCTGGCACGGTATTTTCATCGCCGTTGGTAATAATGTCAATAATCTCATCCCATAGGGCATTTGATCTTGAAATTGCTGTAGCATCATTTAACAAATTACCAGTAAACGTTTTTGCTTGTCCAAATGCTGCAATGTGTTGATCTTTCTGTGCAGCAAATGTATC